AGGCGACAGTGAGTTGGCAGGTGGTGAGTAACTAATGCCTTTATCTTTCCCTGACGCCCCCTCAGTAAACGATACCTATACCGCAGGTGATATTGAATACACTTGGAACGGTACAACGTGGTACATCAGTAACCGTGTTGCTGATGTTCGTTATGGTACTGCCACGGGAGGCGATTCGTCCGCCACGATCACCGTTGGCGGCGAGTCCTACACAATGCTCACGTTCAACTCATCGGGGACGCTCACCGTGACGGACGCTGGCATATTTGACCTGCTGATGGTCGGCGGCGGCGCAGGCGGTGTGAGCGATTCGATCTACTGCGGCGGCGGCGGCGCTGGCGGCCTCATGTATGTCGATAAGGTGTATTTCGACACGAACCAAACCATCACGATTGGTGCGGGCGGTGCCCTACGGACTCACGGGACGGCAAGTGCCGTTGGCGGCATCGTGGCCGCTACCGGTAGCACCGGTCGGAGCCGGTTCCAAGAGCGTGGCGGCGGCCACGGTTCGGGCGGTGGCGGCGGCTACTCACTCTTTGCGCCGATGCCGGGTGATGGGATCACCGGCAACGACGGCGGAAGTGCTGGCGGTTCACCAGCCGGTGGCGGTGGCGGCGGCGGGGCAGGTGCGGCAGGTTCTAATGGTTCCGGTAGCGGTGTCGGCGGTAATGGCGGCGCAGGAGCGGACGTTTCGGCGTGGCGTGGAGAATCTGCCACGACGACCTATTACGCCGGTGGTGGCGGCGGTTCTAGCGACGGCGGCGCAGGCAGTAGCGGAGGAATCGGTGGCGGCGGTGATGGCAACGCATCGGGAACTGACGGTTACGGTGACGCTAATACTGGCGGTGGCGGCGGCTCCAGAGATTCAACTGGTACCGCTGGTCCCGGCGGTTCTGGCATTGTCTTAGTGAGGTTCAAAAACTGATGGCTGTTTCTTCTACTTCTTCAGGTTCTCTCAAAACAGGGGTATGTCTTTCAACAGACCGCCCAGATAACCCGTTCACCGGACAAGTCATCTACGAAACAGATACCGGCAAAGTGTATGTGTGGGCCGGATCTGCATGGGTGAACATTGGTGATACGTCTGGTGAAGGTGTGCAGTTGCCTTCTGGTACTACTGCCGAACGCCCCTCTTCTCCTACTGCCGGTCAGATGAGATTTAATGAGACTACCGGTGAACCCGAGTGGTATTCATCATCTTTAGGTGATTGGGTAAACTTTAGAAACGCACCAACATTTGATGTTGCATTTCTTGTACTTGCTGGTGGTGGAGGAGGTGGGGCTACTGCCCACGCTACTGGCTCTGGGGGAGGAGGCGGCGCAGGGGGTTACAGGAACTCTTACGCTTTAGAATCTTCTGGTGGAAATAGTGCAACCGAGACCGTTTCAACGCTAAGGTTTGGAGACAATTATACTGTTTCTGTAGGAGCCGGAGGAGCCGGAGCAACAGCAGGTCAGAGAACAGTTGCTCCTAGTGGAAGTGATTCCGTTTTTGTCGATACTACGGCAGTTGGCGGTGGTGGCGGCGGTGCCTCAAACGCCACCGATGGAGCAGATGGTGGTTCTGGCGGAGGAGGCGGCTGGCAAAGAATTGGCGGTACTGCTACCACTAGCCAAGGCTATAATGGAGGAGGTGGCGGATCGGGCGCCCCCTACGGAGGCGGCGGGGGCGGCGGTGCTGGTGGCGTCGGGGCGAGCACTAATACTTCACCCGCAGGCGGAGTCGGGCTGCCATCATCAATCACAGGTGCTTCTGTCTTTCGTGCTGGTGGCGGCGGTGGTGGATGTGAGAATGCGGCTGGTGGAGCGGGCGGAAACGGCGGCGGTGCGAACGGAGCACAGAATTCGACAGGAAGTTCTGCCCCAGCGAATCTTGGCGGCGGTGGTGGCGGCGCAGGCGGTGTTAGCGCTAACGCTGGAGGAAATGGTGGATCAGGTGTTGTGATACTTCGTTACACATCAGATAGAACCATCAACATCGGAGTGGGCCTGACTGCAACAACCACAACAGTAGGCGCAGATAAAGTCACCGTCTTTACTGCTGGAACAGGAACAGTATCATGGGCTTAAGTAACTCTGTACCGAACAGTATTCTTCAACCGGGTGTCTGCACGTCCACAACCCGACCCGCCTTGCCCTACAACGGGCAGGTCATCTACGAAACCGACACCGAATACACCTACGTGTACGACGGCACCTCATGGATTCTCCACGCTAACGCCGTGGGCGTCCCCATCTATCTCAATGGACAGTCCATCACAGCGGATTATACAATTCCGTCAGGATACAATGGTATGTCGGCGGGTCCAATTACTATTGCTGATGGAGTAACAGTAACAGTTTCTTCTGGTAGTGAGTGGAGTATTGTATGAGTAGGTTAACGGTCGGGTCTATTGAGGGTTTGGTTGAGAACAGTAATGTTATTTCTGTCCCCACTGGTCATAGTTTGAATGTTGCTGATGCGGGCGGTTTGCAGATCGGTGGTTCTGCTGTTGTTAGTGCCGGTTTGGTGTTTATCAGTCGGACGACGATCGGGTCGGCGGTGTCGTCGGTCACTGTGTCAAATGCGTTTTCTGCTGATTACGATACCTACAAAATCATTATTAGTGGCGGCGCTGGTTCTACAAATATCAACTTAAGTGTTCAAATGGGTTCAACCACTACGGGATATTACGGCGGTTTGATATACCAAGTTTATAGCACCGCCGCAATTGCTGGCGTGGGACAGGTCAACGCTGCCAACTGGACCTATGCAGGTCAGGCTGGTTCGCTAGGATTAACAATGAACGCAACGATAATGCAGCCTTATCTAGAAAAAGCAACTTCTTTTATGTCTCTTCAACCTAGACTTACACCCGTTTCTGGAGCAGGAACAAACTCCAATTATAGTGGTTTTCTTAATGACGCAACTTCTTACACCTCGTTCACGGTGGGTACGGATACCGGTACTCTGACCGGCGGAACTATTGACGTTTACGGGTATTCGAAGTCATGAGTAGGGTAGAGTACGAAGCACAACATCCGCTCGGCACGGTCAACGTCCAGCAGGACGGTGAAATTCGCGCGATGACGGAGGCTGAGTGGACGGCATGGGTTGATAAGGCTATGGAAGCACAAGCCGCCGAGCAGGCTGAGGCTGATGCTCAAGCCGCTAAAGATGCTACTAAGCAGTCTGCTATTGAGAAGTTGGCGGCTTTAGGGTTGACCGTTGATGAAATCAAGGAAGCCTTTGGTTTGGAGGCCCCCCAGTGAGTACCTTAAGAGTTAATACTTCTGCTACAAGCGGGGGCGTTGATACCTACCGGTATGTTGATACCTTGTATTTCACTTCTGATGGCACGTTCACGAAGGCGACGTATCCGTGGCTGAGGGCGATTCGTGTGAGGTGTCAGGCTGGCGGTGGTGGCGGCGGCAACCGTGCTACGAGCGGCGATTGTGCCGCTGGTGGTGGCGGCGGCGCATTAGTAGAATCGTTTATTACTGACATCGCTGGTTTGGCGGCATCGGAAACGGTGACGGTTGGTGCGGGTGGTGCTGGTAAGTCCGTTGGCAGCCAGGGTGAGGGCGCGGCTGGCGGCGATTCGTCGTTCGGCACGCTAGTTGTCGCCGATCATGGCGGCGGGACGGGCGGTAATGCGACTAACGGCGGTTATGGCGGCTCGGCTGGAGGGTCAACAGGGGATGTTGTGTTCTCCGGTAGTGACGGTGCGCCCGGTTCGGGTCTAGGTGACTTTGGTGGCGGCAATGGTGGCGGCAGTCCGTTGGGCGGCGGTGGCCGTGGTTCACGGGCCGGTGGCGGCGCAGGGAGTGCGGGCCGTGTCTACGGGGGCGGCGGCGGCGGGTCAAGTGTAGATAACGGTGGTGGCGATGGTGCTGACGGAATCGTAATCGTGGAGTTGTTTGCGTAATGGATGAAGTATTTCGATATGCCCATGTCAACCCAGAAGGGCTGGTCGTGAACTGTTCCGTGTGGGATGGTGTCACCGAATACGATCCGGGTGATGACATCACGCTTGTCAAGGTTCCTGATGGTGTTGGTGCGGGTCCCGGATGGACCTATGACGGTTCTGATTGGATCGCACCGCCCCCTTCAGAGGAGGATATCTAAATGGCTTCTATTCTTCGTTTTGATAACTGGGAGAACTCTGACGGTACGTCTATTGCTACGTCTGATGCTTCTGGTAATTTGACGTTTGCTGGTGTGGGGGCAGGCAAGATTTTGCAGGTCGTGTCCACCACAAAGACCGACACTTTCTCGGCGACCATCGCAGACACGTTCACCGATGTGACCGGCCTCTCTGTAGCCATCACCCCATCAGCCGCATCGTCCAAGATTCTCGTCGTTGCGAACGTCAACATGGCAGGCGCTTATGACCGCCCGCCGATGAGGCTTGTCCGCGACAGCACCGCAATCGCCGTCGGCGATACGGCAGGAAGCCGTCTGTCTGTTTCCAGCGCTGGTTACATGCTTGCAGGTGCGGATACAACGACTGTCGCTGTGAACTACCTTGACTCACCGTCCACGACGAGCGCAACCACTTACAAAGTGCAAGTCGTCGTGCCGAACTCAACACCAGCGGCAATCTACGTCAACCGCAGCATCACGGACTCAGATACCAACTCACACGTTCGCTCCGCGTCCACCATCACCGTCATGGAGGTGTCAGCGTGACCGATTACGCCGCTGTGCTCGTCGCCAACTATTTCGGTTCCCAGTGGACGTTGGATGGTGACACCTACGACGGTCTGACATGGCTGTCTGATACGTCAAAGCCGTCGCAAGCCGAGTTGGATGCAGCATGGCCCCAAGTTCAATACCAACAACAACGGGACGAAGTAGAAACCCAACGTAAAAACGCTTACAGAGAAGAAGCCGACCCCCTCTACTTCTCATACCAGAGGGGCGAAGTTACAGAACAAGAGTGGCTGGATGCGGTAGACTCCATCAGAGCACGCTATCCCTACCCGGAGGCCCCCTAAATGGCTATCGACTTTCCGAACTCTCCTACTACTGGAGACACGTACACTGCTGGGGGGCGGACGTGGCAGTGGGACGGTACCGTCTGGGCCGCATACGGCAACTATCCCGACCCCACCGTCCTGAAGATTGATACCGGTACCAACCGTGTCGGTATCAACAACACGTCCCCCACGACCGCGTTAGACGTAACCGGCGACCTTACGGTTTCGGGGACGATTTCTGGTGGATCGATTTCTGGGGCCGGTATGACGGTTTCCTCAACGGCCCCCTCTTCTCCGTCAGAAGGAGAGATGTGGTACAACGAAGTTTCAGGCCGTACGTTCGTGTATTACGACGACGGTTCTTCCCAACAGTGGGTTGAGTTTGGTGTCCCACCTAACGGATCAAAGATCGCTTTAGCGTCTTATGCTGACTCATCGGCCCGTACTACGGCGATTCCGTCCCCTTCTGAGGCTGATTTGTCGTATCTTCAGGATACGAACTCGGTGGAGGTGTACGACGGCTCATCGTGGGCCGCGATTGGCGGCGGCGGCAAGATTCTTCAAGTCGTGTCAACGTTCATCGACGGAACATTTTCAACGAGTTCGACAAGTTTCGTCGACATTACCGGCCACACCGCAACGATCACGCCGTCCTCAGCGTCAAACAAAGTATTGGTGCTTTACACGACGCACACCGGACCGGCCGCGGGACGCGTCAGCCCGCTGAACCTTGTTCGTGACGGTTCTACCATTGCACAGCCAACCGGCGGCGCCTATGCGGCCACCGCGCAGTTTTACCAAGAGAATTTCCAGAACGTGCATTTCAACTATTTGGATAGTCCAGCAACTACAAGCGCTGTGGTTTACAAAATTCAAACCAGAACTGACGCAGGCACTCTGTTTGTCAATCGAAACGACGTCGGCCCCGTTACGGCTACCTCGTCGCTCACGCTTTTGGAGGTTTCGGCATGACCGATTACGCCGCTGTGCTAACCGCCAATTATGCGGGCGCTCAATGGTCTCTGACCGATAACGATTACGATACCCTTGACTGGCTGTCAGACGACCCGAAGCCGACGCAGGCTGAGTTGGATGCCGCATGGCCAGCAGTCCAACAGGCACGCCAACAAGCCGAGGTGGATCGCCAACGGCACGCCGCCTACGTCACAGAATCTGACCCACTGTTCTTCCAATACCAAGCCGGAGAGATCACCGAACAGGAATGGCTTAATAAGCGTGCGGAAATCAAATCTCGTTATCCCAACCCTGAGGTCTGACAATGGCGATCAACTTCCCTGACGCCCCCTCAGTAGATGACACCCATAAGGTTGGGGACATTACGTGGATATGGGACGGTACCGCTTGGCTGGTGGAGCAGGTGCGAAGAGCAGCCAACTTCACCGACACCGCCACCGGCACGTATTCGTCAGGTGGCAAAGACTACAAGTATTTGACGTTCACGGCATCGGGTACGATCACGTTCGACACCGCCGGTCTCGCCGACATCCTCGTCGTCGGTGGCGGAGGCGGCGGCGGAGCCTCTAGCGACTTCACAACCGGCCAAGGCGGCGGCGGCGCGGGCGGCATGCTCACCTCGTCGCTCGCCTACTTCGACGCCACGACCTACACGGTGACAGTGGGCGGCGGCGGCGCAAGTTTTCAATGGGTTGCAGGTGGTGACCGTTGGGGCAAAGGGCTAAACGGCACGACCTCACGAATCGGAGACTTTTACGGCATCGGCGGCGGCGGCGGTAACGGCATGCTCTATGTCGCAGGCAATGCGGGAGGCTCTGGCGGCGGCACCGCCTATTATGCGACTGCTGCACCGGGAGTACCGGGACAAGGGAATAACGGCGGCACCTCCACTGCTGACGGTAGCGGCGGCGGCGGTGCTGGCGCGGTCGGTGGTAATGCGACGGCTGGCACTGGCGGTGCTGGCGGAGCAGGCGCATCATCATCGATTACTGGCTCGGCTACTGATTACGCAGGTGGCGGTGGTGGCGGTGCCACAACTGGCGGTGCCGGTGGTACCGGCGGCGGCGGTGCTGGCGGTAGTGGAACGGCTGGGACTGCTGGAACCGCTAACACCGGTGGTGGTGGCGGCGGCGCAGGACAAGCAGGTGTCAGTGGCGTTTTTGGTGGTGCGGGCGGCTCCGGCATCATCGTCGTAAGAGTGGAGGTCTAAGACATGGCACACTTTGCACAAATCAACGAACACAACGTAGTTGAGCAGGTCATCGTCATCAGCGACGACGTAGCACCCGATCCTGCCCCTGACAACGAGCAACAGGGACAGGCGTTTATCGCTGACGTTCTAGGTTTGTCTGGCGAATGGCTACAAACCTCCTACAACGGGAACTTCCGTGGCACTTATGCCGGACTTGGCTACACCTACGACCCTGACCTTGACGAGTTCGTACCGCCCCCTGTAACTGAAGAACCCGCCCCCGAGTAAGAGGTATAATCAATCCTATGGCACATTACGCATTTCTTGACGACAACAACATTGTCACCGAGGTTATCGTCGGACGGAACGAAGATGAGGCCGTTGACGGTATTACGGACTGGGAGGCCCATTACGGTGCTTTTCGGGGCCAGACCTGTAAGCGCACCTCGTACAACACGCGAGGTGGACAGCACACTGGTGACGGCACCCCGTACCGTAAGAACTACGCCGGTATCGGATACACGTACGATGCCGACCGTGATGCCTTCATCCCGCCTTCTCCTTACGCTTCATGGGTCCTGAACGAGGACACCTGTGTGTGGGACGCCCCCACCCCGATGCCTGATGACGGACAGGTGTACACGTGGAACGAAGACACGACCTCATGGGAAGTAGTTGAGGCCGAGTAATGGCGATCAATTTCCCCGATTCTCCTTCTAACGGCGACACCGTCACCGTCGGTGACAAGACGTGGACGTGGAACGGATCGACGTGGGATGTTGTCGTATCGACCCCGATCTCTAACCAGATCGTTGATGCGGATGGCGATACCCGCGTCCACGTAGAAGAGTCCCCCGACGAAGATTACTTACGTTTTGATACCGCTGGTACCGAGCGTATGACGATCAACCCGTCAGGTAATGTCGCTATGACTGGTGACCTTACGGTTACGGGTACTATTGCGGGTGGGTCTACTACCTTTCCCACTACGTTGGATTCTGGAACGATGCCCGCAATCGAGGCTCTTCAGGCGAAGGTGGGTGCGGATTCGTCTGCGGTGACGACCAGCCTTGATTATAAGGTTGCCCAACTAGAGGCGCAGGGCAACTACACCGACTACAGCGGCACGGTCACGTTCAACAACTTCACGCTCGGCAATGGCACGGTGTCGGCTTACTACACACAGGTCAACGATTTGGTTCACTTCATAGGCGAAGTTACTTTGGGTTCAACAAGTTCTGTGACCGGCAACTGGTCTGTCAACTTGCCGGTCAACAAGGACTTTTTGATACTTGGTAGTGGAACCGTCCAACTCAACGACAGCGGCACGGCCGTTTATCTCGGCATGACGGGTGGAAGTAGCACTACTGCGAGTTTCAAGTTCTTTTCCGTGACAGGTAGCCTGATCGGCGAGGCCAATGTGAACGCGACTAATCCTTTTACTTGGACCACAAGCGATTTCCTCCGATGGGATGTTCTTTACAAGGCGGCATGACAATGACACTTTTTGAGTTCAACCTTTTGTGGCCTGACGCAACCGACGATCAGAAGTTGGAGCAGGTCCGTTTGTGGCGTAACAGCGAACTGGCCCGCACTGATTGGACGCAAATTGCTGACGCACCCGTAGACGCTTCAGCGTGGGCCACATACCGTCAGGCGTTGCGTGACCTGCCAGCAACTATTGATATCGCTAACCCAATTCTTCCTGACCTGCCCGTAGGAGGTAACTGATGGCAATTGACTTTCCGTCGTCCCCATCAGTAAATGACTCCTTTACCTCAGGGGGCAAAACTTGGGTATGGAACGGCACGTACTGGAAGTTGTACGGCTCTGTTCTGCGCGGCCTGAGTCTTGAGATCTCCGACACGGCCCCCGCTTCTCCTGTATCAGGAGACATGTGGTATGAGTCAGATACGGGGCGCACGTTCACGTATTATGACGGCGCATGGGTGGAGTTAGGTAACACCGCCGCCGTTACTACGTTCTTGACCGATGCTGACGGTGACACCATTGTCCACGTCGAAGAAGGTACAGACGACGACACTATCCGCTTTGATACGGCTGGTAGTGAGCGTATGACCATCGCATCAGATGGTACAGTGTCCGTAGCCGGTGACCTGTCAGTTACCGGCACCATCACAGGGGTCGAAGATCCGTATCCAGTGATGTTCATGTTAATGGGAGCGTAAAGAATGGCTACTGCTTATAAGGTCTTGGGTCAGGTGGCCCCCTTGGCTACGACGGCAACTACCGTGTATACGGTGCCGTCTGCTACTCAGACAGTTGTATCGTCTGTGACGGTGTGTAACCGTGCTGGGTCTGCTGGGACGTTTCGTTTGGCGGTCCGCCCTGATGGGGCGACGTTGGCTAACCAGCATTATTTGGCCTATGACGCTAATCTTGCGGCAAACGACACGATGATTCTAACTATCGGTGTCACAATGGATGCGTCGGATGTGCTTGAAGCGTATGCGTCATCTGGCGACTTTTCGTTTCACGCTTACGGTTCTGAAATTTCGTAAGTCATGGCTGTAACCACTACAAGTACGTCGGGTTTGACGGGAGCCAAATATCGAACCGCTAAAATCACTTTCAATCCCGACCTTATTGTGTCGTATTTGGTGATTGCGGGCGGCGGTGGCGGCAACATCGGTGTCGCTTCTGCTGGCGCTGAAGAAGGTGGTGCTGGCGGTGCGGGCGGTTACCGAAATTCGTGGAACAACGAACAGTCAGGTGGTGGCGCATCGGCAGAAACACCGTTGACCTTACAGAAAAATGTTGACTTTACTGTTACGGTCGGTGGCGGCGGAGGCCGAGGCGTTCAAGGCGGAACCTCAGTGTTCGGTACTGTTTCTACAGTAGGCGGCGGTGGCGGTCCGGGATGGGGAACTGCTGGAAGATCTGGCGGTTCAGGCTCTGGCGCAGGCGGTTATTACGGCAGTCCCGGCGGAGCCGGAACAGCAAACCAAGGTTATAACGGTGGACCGGGAATTAGTGGTGTTGCTGGAACTGGTGGTGGCGGTGGTGGTGCTGGCGAAGTGGGACATGCTGATGGTTTTGGTCATGGTGGCGACGGTGTTGCATCTACAATTACTGGTTCATCTGTGACCCGCGCTGGCGGCGGTGCTTCTAGCGGTACTGGTGGTGCTGGTGGCGGTGGTAATCGTGGCCAAAGCGGTACAGCCAATACTGGTAGTGGTGGCGGAAACGGTCGTGCAGGAGCAAGCGGAACTGGTAATGGTGGTTCAGGAATTGTTGTTCTTCGTTATTCGTCTGCTTTCAATATGACGGTGGGCGCAGGTTTGACGTATACAACGTCAACTATTGGCGGTGACACTATTGCTACTTTTACTGGCGGTTCTGACGCAGTTAGTTGGTCGCTCTAATGGCACACTACGCTTTTCTCGATGACAGCATCGTAGCCGCCCCATATCTACATACTCAGCCCTAACCAGTGCTACACTCGTAGAGAAACCCGATTCAAGGAGTACAAATGGCTGCTAGCAAGAACACCACGAAGATCGCTGAGGTCCTCATTGAGGACGAGGTGGAGGCCCCGGCCCCCGTTGCTCAGCCCACTGTCGTGTCCCCCACGACCAAGAACGCCAAGATCAAGGGGACGTGGACCATGTACTACGGTACTGGTAAGTGGGACTTCGTGGATGGTCATCGTTATGACCTTCCTCTTGACCTGTACGAGTACCTGCGGAAAAATGGCTGTATTTACGACACTTTGTGAAACATGTATGATACGTTGGTCTTGTGAAGACCTGTTGTACGTGCAAAGCGGATAAGCCACTGTCAGAGTTCGGTAAGAACAAACGTCAGAAAGACGGGCATCAACGACGTTGTTTAGAGTGCGCCCGTACAGCGTCTGCTGAGTACTACCGTAAGCATAAAGACCGTGCTAACGCTGCCTCTCGTGAATGGGCTAAGCGTAATCCAGACAGAGTCAACGCCAACAGTAAGCGGTGGCGAGAAGCCAACCCAGAGAAGATGGCCCTCGCCCGTAAGCGGTCTAATGTACGCTTCTTCTACGGCCTTTCTCTTGATGAGTACGAGTCCCTGACGAGTGCTGGGTGTGCTGTATGCGGCTCGCATAACCGGCTGCATGTAGACCACGACCATTCTTGTTGCGATGGTCGTTCTAGGGGATGCGGTAACTGTGTTCGTGGTATTCTCTGTTCAACATGCAATACTGGAATAGGTTTCTTGAGAGACGACCCGGATCTTCTTAGGAAGGCCATCGCTTATCTTGAGGGCTACACCGGAGCACAGCACGACACTCTCTGATAGAGGAGGGGCCGTATGGCCTTCATTATTCCCAACGCCGTTGACACGTCTAGCGGTGCCAAGTTTGAGAACCTAGATCAGGCCGAGCCGGATTCTCTTGACTTTGAGATCCTCGGTAACACTGGCCGATCTGGTGTTCTCTCTGGCTGTGCGGTCACGTCGATCTCGTCCAGCACGGCTGTCGCTGTGTCCTCGGGCACCATCGTTATCAATGGTGCGCCGTACAGCATTAGCGCCGCCGCTTCGTTGGCTATGCCGACGGCCCCCCTTGGTACTCGCTTTGATCTAGTCGTTGCCCGCGTCTCTAGCGGAGTCGCCTCTCTGATCGTTGTTCAGGGCGATGACGATGATACGAACCCTGAGTACCCGAAGACCTCCAACACCATCGTTGGTACCTTCAGCCCCACCACCAACGTCAACCTTGATACCGATGTGGTGTTGGCGGCTATCTACCGGCAGGGGACGCAGGTCATCACTACGTCACGTATTGCCGACAAGCGTACGTTCCAGAGTTCAGCGATCTTCGATCAGAGCACGTCGGCCCCTGAGTCCGAGATCAGCATCTCTGCTGTTGCAGATGCGGGGCGGTTGTTCTATCGCAAGGTTGCCCCCAGCGGTACGTCATCGGGCGTCTACGTCAAGGGCATCTACGGTGAGTGGTATGAGTTGGCCCGCAACATCGGCCCCCACCTGCCTATCGGTGCCGTCGTAGCGTGGCCCTCTAAGGGATCGCTCCCCTCAGGATTCATTGAGGCCAACGGACAGAGCCTGCTGACTACTGACTACCCGGCCCTGTTCGCCGCGTACGGCTACACCCACGGTGGCTCTGGTTCGTCGTTCCAAGTCCCCAACCTGAACGGGAAGAGCCTCAAAGGCACCACGGACATCAACTTGGTCGGTACCCCAATAGGTAGCGACACTACGACTCTGGGTGTCAACAACCTGCCCGCTCACAGCCATGGTCTTGGGGCGCACACCCACACGTTGTCTCACACCCACTCCATCGACCACAGCCACAGTGGTACTGCTGATACTGCGCCAAACCACACCCACAGGTACCAAGATGTTCAGCAGTTCAAATCTGGAAGTAATGCTGGTAGTAGTCCCGGTTTTGGTGCTAGAAGCATTGAGTATGGCTACACCGAGCCTGCTGGGGCGCACAGCCACACAGTGTCGGTAGGATCACCTAGCCCAACTACGACCAGCAGCCAGTCAGCCACTACCACCAGCACTCCTAGTACTGATTCTACAACTGAGACCGGTTCTACCCAGTCATTTAGTAACGTCCCCGCATCTACGTATGTCCGCTGGATTATCCGATCCGCGCATGGTGTGGAGGCCGACACGGTGGGCGGTACTTCACTTCTTGACGAGGCTCTTGAGGAGACCGTGACTCTGGAACTGGTAGGGTCGGGGTCGCTCCCCGCTAGTCAGGCTGGGGCGGCGGTGTTCCGTATGCCATATGGGGCGCTACTTACCGAGGTCCGCGCTGGTCTGAACTCGGGCAGCAATGCCACGTCGGCTATCAGTATCGATATCAACGAGTCCGGTAGCAGCATCCTCAGCACCCCGTTGACCATCGACGCTGGGGAATCCAGTTCTACTTCGGCTGCTACGGCGGCTGTCATATCAGACCCGGCCATCGCAGATGACGCACTGATCACAATTGATATCGATTCGGCAGACACAGGAGATAGCGGCCCCCTGACGGTGACCTTGTACTTCACTAGGGATGCCTGATGGCTACTAAAGCCGAGATCATTACTATTGCCCGCAACTATCTGCGGGACTTCAAGAAGCCGTTCCAGCAGACGTTCGTCCCCATGGGCATTACCTACGATCTGGGTAAGCCCAACGTGGAGGCTGACACACTCTGGGTGGCCTACACCCCGCAAGGTGGATCAACGTCCGCGTCAGTTGCGTACACGCTGGATGACCGTAACGGTTTGATACGGCTTGGTAGTGCTCTGCCGAACAATGCCACCCTTATGGTGGACGGCTACTACTACGAGTGGTTCCTTCCGACGGATCTGGATTTCTACGCCGACATGGCTATCAACCTCAACACCCACAACCTTCGAGTGCCACTCGCGAACTTGGCCCCCGCAGTTACTGATGTCATAGGTATCCATACCCTCGTTCAGGCGCTATGGGCGCTGATGTCCGAGTACAGCCGCGACATCGATGTAATTACATCTGAGTCCGTCCACATCCAGACCTCCCAGCGTTACCGCATGGTGTCCAGTCTGCTGGACTACTGGATGAGCGAGTACAACCGTCGCGCCACCGCTCTCAATATCGGACTGGAGCGTCTGGAGGTCGTCAACCTTCGCCGGGTCAGCCGCACCACCAACCGTCTGGTGCCGCTGTACAAGCCGCGTGAGGTGGGTGATTACGGCCCCATCGAACGTGTCTACCCAGCGATTGACGACGGTGTTATTGACATCGAAGAGTTGCCGGATGACCTTCGTGAAGAGGTTTACCTTGACGGTGAGCCGCCGCCCGGGTACCTGTCGACTGGGTACTACTGATGGACCCCCGCCGAGAACTGAGCATGATCAACAAGCACGTTCGCAGGCGTAACCGTGAGGCTGGCGAATCCATTGTCTGGTATGAATTTCAGCCACTTCAGGGTGGCTACAGCGTCTACGACGATGTCTATGACGAAGGCGTCCCCGGCGCTAGTGGCCGTAACTACAAGACTGGCATAATCATTCCCACCATCTACATTGAAGAGGTTGAGGATGGTTACCGTGCCATCGAAGAGGGCCGTCAGCCTGTACAAAATCTAATGGCTACTATTCTGTATAAGGATGCAGTTGCTGCTGGATTGAGCACACCAGATGAGTACAACAAGCATTTAAATGACATGCTGGAGTACGACGGTAGGTTTTATAAGGTACGTAACTACAACGCACGCGGGCGTCTTCCCGAGGAAGTAATCCTCAAAGTTAGTGCCTATGAAGTACTTGTTGATCAGGAATTCCCGTTTGATCGTGGACCTCAAAATCCTAAGATTTCAACCCTCCCTTGGCCTACATCGTTCCCTAGTTAGAGGTATGATGTGTGGGTGCCCGATGCGCGTCGGGTGCCCTGAATCGCTTTACAACGCCTAGAACCGGAGGAAAGCCATGGTGGCTTCTCAACCTGCTGCATCTAACGGTTCTAGTAACTCCTTTATTACTGGGTTTCCGGGGGTTATTCCCGCAGTTGAGTGGTTTGAGGCCAACGTCTCTGAGTTACTTAATGACGCTGTTGGTGATGCGCTTGATGCTGCCACTGACCGCCTTCAGGACCGAGCGGAAGGGATTGAGGGATGGGCAGACATAGCCGATGATCTGCGCGTTACGGCAGAACAGGGACAAATAGTAGTAGGACATAAAACTGACTCTAGAGAAATGAATCTATACGCTACTACCCTAGAGTACGGCGACGGAGATCGATCCCCTTCGCCACTTCTCCGCAAAACTCTACAGAAGGATGAGTCCCGTATTCCAAGCGCTATCTACGCTGCCCTAGAGAAGGACCTCCCCGTTGCCTAACCCCGGTTTTACCCTCGCGGAAGACGCAGCACTTAAGCAGCGTCTGGCTGCACTGACTGTATCTGATGACAGGGACATGCGTCGTCCCATCAAGACGTTCTTCAGGTATCCCGACGCTGAGACTGAAAAGACTTACCCCTTCGCCACTATTGAACTTATTGATATTGAGTTTGACGCCCAAAGACAACACTCTGAGGTTAATTACTATTACACGACATCTGCTAGCGCTGCCGGTATCCATAAAAGTGGCGCTAACGCTCTTGACTACTTCCCGTCCGAGTACAGCAATGTCGATATAGATCAGTTGCTCTCTGGACCTACTGAGTTCATGGCCACAGACCAGTTCGTTCCTGTAAATCTTATGTACCAAGTAAGTACTTATTGTCGTAGTCAACGACATGACAGACAGTTGACTGCAACTATGCTCAGGTACGTTTTCCCATTTCGACGGGGTTTCATTGAAATCCCCGAAGACGGCACCGTACGGCGCTGTGACATGCTAGACTGGCGGCAAGCAGATGTCCTTGATCAAGAAGCAGGCTTCAACAAAAGGATATTCCGCAAAGTCTACACGGTTAGAATAAACGCAGAGATTCCGCAAAAAGACATCTTCACTGTCAAAGCGGTTTCTGAAGTTAATGGTACTATTCGGGATAATTACACGGACTCTGACGTTTTATCAACTTCTTTTTCGGAGGATTTCTAAATGCCTACCTACTCAACTCCCGGTGTGTACGTCAACGAGGGCGCACTCGCTAGCCTGACCCCCTCTGTCGGTGGTGGGACCGCCGCTGTGTTCTTCGGTGCCGCTGAGCGTGGCCCCGAGGTGGCTACCCTCATCACTGACTGGACTACCTACAAGCGCACCTATGGTGACCTTAAGAACGCTTACGACCTCGGCTATGCCGTCTACCACTTCTTCGCTAATGGTGGGCGTAACTGCTACGTCGTCCGCACCGTCGGTACCTACGACAGCGAAGGCGGTACTGCTGACTCGGTGACTCCCGATGCGGCTGCGTCGCTGGACGTTCCTTACTACCCTAACGGTTCTTCGTCGGCGTCTGCCGCCCTCTTCGATGCTGAGGCCATGAGCAACGGTACATGGGGCAACAGCCTTACGGTCACCATTGCCGCCGGTCTGGTTGACACCACCGCCTCGGCCCACGGTACCTTCACCGTTGTCGTGAGCCTGTCTGGTACGGAAGTTGAGCGTTGGCCTGAGGTTACGCTCGACCCCGATGGCAACCGCTACGTTGCCACGGTCATCAACAACTACAGCAAGTACATCAAGATCAGCGGAGTTTCGACTGCGTCTCCTGACGCCAACCTTGCTTGGATTACCGCGGTTGACAACGTCGCCGCCTTCTCCGGCGGTACTGAGGGTGTTGTTGGTCCTCAGGACTTCGCTGGAGCCGCTGATCGCATCGACGTTCTTAAGGGGACGTTAGTCCTGAACGCCGTCGGTCAGACTTCCACTACGGCCCTTACGCCGCTTATCAACAAGGCCGTGGCCCGTGGGGACTCGTTCGTCGTCATCGACCCGGACAAGACCTCAGAGACGCTGAGTGACCTTCAGACAGTTGCGTCGAACTTCTCGGGTTTGTCGAACGGTGGTTACGCCGCCCACTACGCTCCGGCGTTAATCATGGCCGACCCCGCTAAGACTGGTCCCGGCGCTATCCGCACTACCTACCCGGGTGGTGCTGTTGCTGGCCTTATCACTCGCACTGAGGTTCAGCGCTCCGTGGCTAAGGCCCCGGCTGGGTTTTCCGCCGATATGCGCGGTGCTCTGGGTCTTTCGGTCAAGTTGTCCGACGACGACCTCGGAACTCTGTATGACGGTACCCCGTACGTCAACTCGTTCAAGGCTGTGCCGGGAGCGGGTGTCGTGGTCTACGGTGCCCGTACGTTGGCCCGTTCTACCTCGGACAAGTTCATCCCGGTGCGCCGCACCCTGAACTACCTGAAGTACTCTCTCAAGGACCTCACTTCGTTTGCGGTCTTTGAGCCTAACGATGCCAACCTCTGGAACCGTATCAACATTACGGTTTCTGGATTCCTCGGAGAGTTCTACCGCTCTGGCGGTCTCCGTGGTGCTAACTCCAGTCAGGCATACTTCGTCATCTGCGACGAGACCAACAACACCACGACGAGCATCGATCAGGGCATCGTGAACGTCGAAGTTGGCGTTGCTCTTCAGTATCCCGCAGAGTTCATCGTTATCAACCTCAGCCAGTGGACTGGCGGCAGCAACGCCGTTGAGTCTCTCTAATAGTCAAGGAGTAACAACTCATGGCACGAGCAGCAAACACCGATCCACTCAGGAACTTTAAGTTCAGGGTCACCATCCAACCTCCGACTAATCTGGAACAGATCGTCGGCGGTCTCGCTACTCTCGGCTTCTCGGTGGTTTCTGGCCTTACCGTGCAGAACGAGATGATCGCTTATCGCGAGGGCGGCATGAACACCCATCCGCATAAGATGGTTGGTCAGTCGGATTACGGCCCCGTTACGCTGACTAAGGGTGTCTTCAATGGGCAAGACTCGCTGTACAAGTGGCAGCAGTTCATGCACTCATGGAGTCAAGGCGGCCCGACCCCGGCAGATGGTGGATCGACCAGCGATAACAATAACTACCGATGCGATGTCGTTGTAGCCGTGTACGATCACCCGGTCTCCGCTGGGGCGTACCAGAATCCGTCACCCACCGGATTCACTGGAATTTCAGCAGGTGCTGCAAAACTTGCTTATAAACTGCACAACTGCTGGCCCGCGTCGTTCTCCATGGGCGACCTCAACGCAGGCGACTCGTCTATCCTGATTCAGCAGATCGTGCTGAATCACGAGGGCTTTTCGCTCTCGTTTGATGAGGACGCTGAGAATATCGTCAATTCACTTAACTGATATTTAGAATACAACAATTAGGAGTACAAGTAGATGAGTGATACAGATGTTGCTGATGTCATTAATGATGCAGTAAGCGACCCAGTTCCTTCCATGGGTGACGCCCCTGACTCAGTAGTTGAGTTAATGAGGGGCGTACACCAATCTACCACGGACAAGTGGCACACCACTGCTGAGGTTAGGGAACTCAATGGAGAAGACGAAGAGTATCTTGCATCAATAGAAAATAAGAAGGGCCTTCTGTACTCTGAGTACATGACGGCAGTCTTAAGCAGGGCTGTTCTACGTATCGGTGATATTGGCATCAACGGAGCAGGCGCTTCCCAGATCATCAACAAGTTGATGCTAGGTGACAGGGACCTCTTGTATTTGGCTATTGTTAAAGCCACTTACGGCAAAGAGCGCACTATAAAGATGAACTGTCTTAAGTGTGGTGAACCTAACGACGTTACGATTGAGTTAGACAACGACTTCCCAGTAAGTTACCCAAACTTTGATGTTCGAGAGGGTCTTAAGATAGAAACCTCTAAGGGAACTGTGACTCTAAGGTTACCTAACGGTGAGGATACCGTAGAGGCTAGTAAGTTAGCAAAGAACGACGCAGAAACTAACACTGTTATGCTCGCTCGTTGCGCTGTCTGGCCTGAAGGAGAGGCCCCCACAGAGCCTATGAAGTGGGCGCGTTCTCTCAGCCTCTCGGACAGGCGTAAGTTAGTTGATGCCCTCCTCGCGGTTGAGGTTGGGCCGAAGATGGGGGAGGTGGAAACTCAGTGTGCAAGTTGCGGCGAAGATATGCCAATTCTGCTCGACTGGGTCTCCCTTTTACTCAGTTAATTTAAAGATCTTATATTGGGAATACGAACTGATAGCCACCGTTTACAAGGGTTTTGGTCTACACGACATTAAATCTATGACAGTTCGGCAACGCGATTTCTGGTATCGTATGGCGAAGTGGCGTAATCAATAGCGGAGGCTAGTATGGCGGCAAATCCCGACGCAGAAGTCGGAGAAGGTCTGATCGGTGGCCGTAATGGCCGCTTGAAGGCTGACGTTAAAGCCGGTCTTCGCGTTGACACCTCCGAGTTAGCCAAACTCAAGCAGGCCCTTAAAGATGCTAAGGACATCACAACTCAGTGGCGCATTGAAATGGAGAAACTCTCCAAGGCCGCTGAAAAAGCCGCTGGTAGTATCAGTGCTGCTAACGGCGGTAAAGGCGGCGGTGGGAGTTACTTAAACGACAGTTTCTCCGAAATGCCGGAATTGGATCAGGGTAAGGGGGGCGACGGCGACGGCGTAAGCGCAGCCCAGAAGTACCTAGATGACAATGGGCCGTATCGCGGGCGTATGGCCACAATGGCCACCCGTATGGGTACTGGCGCAGCGGCCCTATCGCAAGTCA